TAATACAAATACAAATGATGGAACAATTCTTTCCTTTAGAACTTCAGATTTTGAGCGTGGCTCAATTTCAATTTCTGGCGCAGCAACCTCCTACAACACCTCTTCAGATTACCGCCTAAAAAACATCACAGGCCCAATTACCAACAGCGGAAATTACATTGATAGCCTAAACCCTGTTGAAGGTACATGGAAGGCTGACGGCTCTACTTTTGTAGGCTTGATTGCTCACGAAGTTCAAGAGGCATCACGCACACAAGTAGCCACAGGCACTAAAGATGGCGCTGAAATGCAAGCAATGGATTATTCAAGTGCTGAATTGATTGCAAATCTGATTGCTGAAATTCAATCTCTCCGTAAACGCCTTGCAGACGCAGGACTCTAATCTTTAAAAGGAAAACATCATGTCAACAGTAACTTGGTCTATCACAAATCTTGATCGCAACACAGCCGATGGTTTTGTAACCACCGCACATTGGACAGCTACCGCAGTAGATGGAGAGCATGCCGCTTCCGTTTACGCAACAGTCTCATGGGCTGAAGGCACTCCTACCATTCCTTATGCAAACCTTACAGAATCCACAGTCCTTAATTGGGTCTGGGAAAGCGTAGATAAAACCGCTACTGAGTCTGCATTGGCTGCTCAGATTGCTTTGCTTAAAGCGCCTGTAAAAGCCTCTGGCACACCTTGGTAAATCAGGAAGCCACCACCTGATCTTGGTGGCACATTTGGAGAACGATATGGGAAAAAATGAAAAGACCCCAATCACTATCAACGGTGTTGAGTACAAATATGAAGACCTGACCAACGAGCAACAGGTCTTGTTTAATCATTGCGTGGATTTGGATAGAAAGATTGCTTCTGCGTCTTTTAATCTTGACCAACTCAATGTTGGAAAACAAGCGTTCATTGAGCGTTTGGAAGCATCTTTGAAAGAAAAAGAAAATGGCAACGATTGACGCAACAGACGCTAGGCTGTCAACACATGAAGAAGTGTGTGCGATGCGCTATGAGGCTATAAACAGCCAATTAGAGGCAGGCACTAGGCGCATGGATAAGATGGAATTTCTTATTTATGCGGTTTTGGCTGCGGTGTTATTTGGCCCTGGCGCCGCTGCTAAGTTCTTTGCCAAGCTAATCGGTCTGTGAGGTGAATCATTGACCCGATTTCCCTTCTCATGGCAGCTCAAGCGGCTGTCGCGGCAGTCCGCAAGGGCTGTGAAATGCTGTCTGAAGGGAAGGCGGAGATTAGTAAGCTCAAGAAGACAGTTGAGCAAGGCATCGGTGATGCAAAAGCCATTTACAAAGAAGTCACTGGTCTATGGTCGTGGCTTCTCGGTCTGTTTGGCAAACAACCAGCCAAAAGAACAGTTAATGTTGCTGAACCCGTTAAGACTGAGGCGATTGTTCCTGCAGTCAAGAAGAACACAAAGCATAAAGAACCTGAGCTTAGTTACGAGGAATATCAAACACAGGCCATTCATCAAGTTTGTGAGCAACTGAAGACATTTTTTGAGATTCGCAGGAATCTAAAAGCACATTGTCTTGAATTGGAAGAAATCTCCAAAACGACTACGACAATTGAAGACAGTGCGATTGACAGGGTTGAGATTGAGCTTCAGCTTGAAAACATGACTGTCCAAATCAGGGAAGCAATGGTTTATGCGCCGAAAGAATTGAGGGCAATTTACAGCCGTTTTCTTGAGATGTACGACCTAATCTTGGAAGAACAAGAGTTTGCTAGGCAACTCAAACGCAAAAACGAAAGAGATGCAAAGTGGCAACGAGAACTCCTACGCAATCACAGGGTAGATCGGGCGGTGGTATCGGCGCTAGTTCTTCTGCTAGTTCTGTGGATGTGGGCGTTCATGCTGTCGCTCGGATGGCTCGTGAAGACACACGCTGGTTCGTAGTTGGTGTTGTCACGCTGTCGATTGTGTTGTTTTTGGCTTTGCCAGTTTCTATGTTGGTCGTTGTTGACTACATGAAACTAAGGGCTGAGATACAGCATGAAATCAGACAAGTTCGGAAACTTAAACAAGAGCTGAAAGGAAAGAATGAAAAAGCTGTTGCTGATAAGCCTGTTGCTGATAGCGGGATGTGAAGACCGTTATAGGTACGTTTGCCAAGACCCTGACAAGTTCAACTTGCCAGAATGTCAAAAGCCACGCTGTTTGTTTACGCAAACTTGCCCTGAATATTTAGTCGCACCTGTATTGGAGAAGAAAATTGAACCAGCTCAACCAGCCGCATCGTCTGACCGCTGAAGACATTGAAGTACGCATTTGGGGCTTTGTCGTTGTCGTTGTGACAATGATCTTGGCCTTTATTGTTGTCGCTTTGCTGTATTCGGTAACTTTTGTTGTCCAACCAATCAAGTCAATGGCCCCGATTGACATTGCTTACACAAAGATGCTGAACGACATTGTTTTGCTTGTTGTGGGTGGAATTGGTGGCGTGATGAGCCGCAAGGGAGCGCAAGTTCTCTCACAGGCTATTTCAAAGTCTGAGCCAAAGGGAGACACAACGCCCCCAAAGCCTAACGACCCATCGGGTGCTTTGCCTGTATGGGTCAATCCTGATCTAGATGAAAGTTGGGTTCCACCACCACCTCCAACAACACCGCCAGAGCATTTGGAACCTGACCATGTGCGTGAGGAAATTGCATTGGCAAGGGCAGAGGTGCAATGATGCCTAATCCTTGGCTAATCATTGGAGCCATTGCGTTTGTGATGGCTTCTTACCTATACGGGCATCACGCTGGCTTTGTTGATCGTGACAACGAGATGCAAGCTGAAATCTCTAGGCTAAACGCAGAGGCGCGTGAAAAAGAGCAACAACTTGCTCAAGACTTGAACAACACATCTTCACAATTGAAAGAGGCAAACGATGCTGTCAATAAAAAACAGTTTGATCTTGACCGCCTTATTAACTCTGGCAGGGTGCGGCTCAACGCCACAGGTTGCCCACAAGGGAGTGCAAATGCCACCGCTGCCAGCGGAAATAACGAAGCAGGAACCGAATCTGAGCGCGAGACTTTACGACTTATTGCTGAAATCGCAGCAGAAGGCGACAGAGCAATCAACAAGCTCAACGCTTGCATCACAGCCTATGAACAAGTCAGGAGCCAAGTAAATGACAGTAACCGCTGAACAATTAGCCAAATTGCACATCGGCTCTCAATGGGTTGACGCGCTGAATGAGACTTTTGACCGCTTTGGCATTGATTCAATCAAGAAACAAGCCGCTTTCATCGGTCAATGTGGGCATGAGTGCGGCAACTTCAAAATCCTTGAAGAAAACCTCAACTATCGTGCCGAAACTTTGTGCAAACTGTGGCCTAAACGCTTTCCAACGCTTGAGTTTGCCAAGCAATACGAGCGCCAGCCTAGAAAAATTGCCAACAGCGTTTACAGCAATCGTATGGGCAACCGAGATGAGGCTTCAGGCGATGGATTCCGTTTCCGAGGCAGGGGTTGCATCCAATTAACTGGGCATAGTTCATATTTTCACGCTGGCAAAGCCTTGGGCGTTGACTTTGTGATGGAGCCTGATTTGGTGGCATCGCCTAAGTATGCGGCTCTCACGGCTGGCTGGTTCTGGTCAACTCATGGATGCAATGAGATTGCACAAGCCGCTGATTGGGTAAAGTTAACCAAGAAGATAAACGGCGGGACTATTGGCCTTCAAGACCGCATCAAACACACAGAGGAAGCATTGGCAGTGCTTCAGTCTTGAAAGCAAAGCAAGGCCAACACAAGCGTGAAAACACATACAAACATCAAAGCGCCAAGCGCCAGAATTGATGAGATCAATGTTATGTTATCCATGTTTGTGTTCCCTTGCTTCGCCTAGCGTTTGAAAATACTCATCACAGCGCAAGCAACGCCAGAGCCTTTGTTCTCTGACAGTTGCAATGCGCTGTTCTCTATTTTTCCATCCCACGATTACCCGTGAATCGCCCCGAAAACTTGTCACGGGCTCGATGTTGGCTGGAAGTTTTATAGTTGTTAAGTTCTTCATGTGTTTGCAGGAAGTAATCTAAATTGCCTTCATTGGCAATTCTGACTATTTTATTTCCTACTTCACGCTTTTTGGTCTTCTTTTCCACCGTCTCCCACTTGGGCCACGGTGCGTTCGGTGCTAGAACTGTCTTGTACTGGTTCATTTTTCTTTTTGCTGTGATTAGTTTTCTGATAATTGCACTTTTTATTGATTGGATTCTTGATGACTGTTAATGCTTTCCACCCTGCGTATGTTGAAACATATATGCCAGAGTTTCTTTCAACGATTCGCTCAGAATCAGCAGCAAAGGCAAATGGCGAAAAATACGGCGCGAGAAGTAGAGCTGTTAGAGAAAATGCCAGCGTTACAGTGAACACAATCAGCGTGTTTCCAAAGACAAAAGCGCGTGTTTCTCTCAAGCCAACTGAGTTTCTTATTTATTCAAAGGCAGGGATGCCAAAGGGGGTTAAATGAGTTTTACAAGTTTTGAAGCAGCACAAAGACGTGCAAATATAGATGAAGCTCGTAGAAATCCAAAAGCGTCAGATATGTCGTTGCGCGATTACTTTGCTTCCAAGGCGATGCAGGCTTTGATTCACTCATTTGGATACCGCGAAGGTGACAACATAGTGATTCCAAATAACGTATCAGACCATTCCTATACGCTGGCAGATCAAATGTTGAAGGTGCGCAAATGAACGATGGCGGCAAAGGCGACAAACAACGACCAACAGACCACAAGAAATGGTCAAGTGGCTATGACAACATTCAATGGACAAAAGAAGAAGATGAAGAATTCAACCGTATTCAAGACCGTACTAGCACCGAACGCACCGTGGCCCAAGTGGGAGACACAGGAAAAAAAGCCTAGTCGTGTTGTGGGTCTAAAAACGGTTCGTATAGACTTTGATAAAACAAGTCTGGACTACTTTTTAGAAACACATGAAGAACTTAATCAATCAAAGATTGCCACAAAATCTCGAATCCGTGACAAGTTATCGGGGCGATTCAAGAGTAATTGAAGGCTGGATGGGTCGTCAGGAGCGCCTTGCAAGGGTCAAAGAACAAAGGATTTGGCATTGCAAGGTGTGTGACGAATACTTCCAAACTTTAGGCGAAGCAAAGGAGCATCGACATGGATAATATTGCCGTTCTTTCAGCCATCCTGTTGGGCGGCGCAATACTCTTTGTTGGAGTGTTTGCGCTTGTCGCCGCATTGATGGTTGCGCTTGACAATTAAGCGTGGTATTCGGCTTCTGTCAGGATGCCAGGCTTGTACTTGCCTTCAGGCTTAAAAATGGTCAATTCTTGCTGACGCATCTCAGGCGCAAACGAAATGTGCATCCAGCGACCATATTCGTGAATCATCTGGTCAAACTTGATGCCAGCATTTTTAACAATTTGGCACAACTCGTAAGGCGTGTGTGTAGACGATGAACAGTCAATAGCCCAACCATCCATGTGGCTAGAAATCTTTGAACCGCCCACGGCTTCATTCACGGCTGGCAGACGCAACCAAGAATTTACACGCATAGGACCAGACAGTTCACGCACCAATTCAAGGTGTTCAGCGGCAATCTTCATGTTTTGAAGCTGCTTTTCGCTTGGCTGGTTGTCAATGTGCATACGAACAGCGGTTTCGCTGTAAGTGCCTTCTTCAAGGGTAAAGTGTTCTGAAAGGTTCATTTTGTAAACTTGTTGTAAAGGTCAATGCAAGAATTCAATTCAATTATGGCTTGGTCACCGTCTGCTGTGATGGCGATAAGGTCGTCAGCAGTCTTTGGGTCAAGTTCGGTTCGCGCTTCTGTATCTCCTGCGGCAGTGGTGGCAGAGCAACTGGAACGGACTGACAACCTGACAGCGCCAGCAGCAACATCAGCGCGAAGCTGGTTAATTTTTTGTTTGGCATTTTCTTTGTCCTTGTGAAGTTCGTCAGCAGCCTTTGCCGCCTCGATTGCGCGTTCAGCAACAATGCGGTTGATTTCCTCTTGCTGTTCAAGATAGGCTTGATGGTGTCCAGCGTAAAACGCGCCAACCAAGACCAAAACAAAAACGGCAATATTACGCATCAGGCTTTTTTTCTTCTTTGTTAAAAGCAGAAATGCCCAAGATTGCGGCAAACGCAATGTGAATAAAACCACCATTTGTTAACGTAAGCGGAACCCATTGGCGAAACGCATCATTGGCTGCTTGGACTTCCCAAAACTGCACAATGGTGTACATGATGGGGAACACCACAATGTCAGCGATGTTCACGATCATGTAGGTTGTACCCATCATGTAGGTCCACTTGTCTTTATGGCTTTCGTCCAAGATCTAACCGCTTTTTAA